AACAATCAATAATTGGTCTGAATTTGGTCTTACACTGATACTGTCTGATGATTTAGAATCAAAATCGTATTCTATTTGAATATTAGTTTCATCTATCTCTTCATTAACGAATTCTAAAACTGTTTTAATTTTATCATTTGGTAAAAATAAGTTTAATACATTTTCTAATTCTTGGGTTAAGAAATTTGTTTTAAATTGGTATAATGATTTGGGATTTTCATATACGATTCTTGAAATGTGTCTTAAACATTTTAAATAGTATTTTTTAATGGTAGGAAAGGTATAGTTTTGTAAAAGTGTATCGACATAAACATCGGATTTATTTATTAAGATTTCAGTTGACAATTTAATAATATTAATTAATGTAATTTGTAAATCTTCTTCTGTGACATCTTCCTTTTTAGATAACCATTTTAAAAATTTGGAGTATTCTTTATTCATCTTTTTCTCTGACCATTTTGGAATTTTTAATAATACTCTTTGAAAATCTGGATATAAACTTGGTCGTGTACTTTTTGTAATATGTGACTCTTTTTCTTTTTCGAAAACTTTTGTAAGATATTTATATATATATTTTATGAGAATATTATGCAATTTTGATTTTAGACGATAAATTTTATCAATATTACTTTTAACTAACATACTATATTAATTATATGTATTATTTTTTTATTTTAATTTCCGCGAATGGAAATTATAAATTTTAATATATAATATAAATAAAGATGGATTATCATTTATTTGTATTAACAATCACTCTTGTAGTATATTTTATAATGAAAAGATATTACAGTAAAAAAGAGCTCAGCTCTAATAAGAAAAGTGGTAGATTGATCTATTTATTATCAGTTCCATTTGTAATGTATTTATATAAATATTTTTATTTAAAACCTAACGACAACATAATAGCAAAAAATGTTACTAGTTTAAATACAAGTACAGATGTAACATCTGAACCATTGTTAACTGAATTGTATCCAGAAACATCAGTTAATATTTCATCGTCAAGTAAATCATCTTAAAAATGAAATATATTTTGTATAGCATTTTTGTATAGCATTTTTGTGTATTACTTTTTAAAATTTAATTTCTATGATTTATGTAAGTAATGAGTTTATATTACACTGATGATAATTTTTTAAATAAAATGGAGTTTTTGGAAAACAAGTCTGAAAATAAAAAATCACATATTCATCAGGAACCTACACAAATGTTATTAAGAAATTATATATCAAAAGTTACTCCTTTTGAAAATGTATTATTATATCACGAAGTGGGTGTTGGTAAAACTTGTACCTCTATAACTATTGCTGAGGGTTTTAAAGAATATATATATAATATGGGTAAAAGGATTCTTGTTCTTGTAAAAAACAAGAATATAGAAAAAAATTTTATGGGGGAATTACTTAGTAAATGTACAAGGGAAGAATATTTAGACAATGAAGAGTATGATATATATTCTGGTAAAGTAAATACAAAAGAATCAGAGAGAAATGAAATTATTCATAAAGCCACAAAAATTATTTCTAAATCTTATCAATTTGTTACATATGGTACTTTTATTAATAGGGTTTTGGGTGCTAAAGAATTTGAAAAGGATGAATATGGGAATACTACAAAAAAAGTTAAACGAACAAAAACAGGTGAAATTAAACGTAAACCTATAAAGGATGAAATAAAGAATCTTAATAATACGGTGATTATAGTAGATGAGGCTCATAATGTTACAGGAAATGAAGTATATACTTCTTTAATGAAGGTATTGTCAAAATCTTACAATTACAGATTAGTTTTATTAACGGCAACTCCTATTTATGATAATTCAACTGAGATTTTTGAACTAGCAAATTTATTAAATGTGAACAGCGAATCTTTACAATTTCCAATTGGAAATATGTTATTAAAACAAAATGAAAGTGGTGATAGTTATCTGACAAAGAAACGATCAGAATACATTAATAGATCTGTATTAAAAGGTGATATTTATGAAATCACAGAATTTGGTAAAAAGAAATTAAATGAATCGTTGAAAGGAAAGGTGTCATATTTGCGTGCTAATACAGAAACAAATCCTAAAAAATTTGATATAGGGAGTCCTTTAATTAATATAACGGGTACGACTAATATAGTTTTATGCGAGATGTCACCATATCAATATAAAACATATATAAATGCTTTAAAAACTGATCTTGGTGAATTCAGTAAATATGACATGTCAACAGCTATAAAATTGTTAGAATCAGAAGAGAATATTTCAGAAAAAGAAATTAGTGTTTCAAAGGCAAGTTCTTTATATAAAAATAGTAGCGATGCATCTACAATGACATATCCTGACCACGAATATGGTAAAACAGGTTTTTTAAATACTTTTAGTTTTAATAAAACTCGATCAAAATATACTTTAAATGACAAGAAAATTTTAACAACAGATTTGATAAATTATTCTTCAAAATTGTATAATTTGTTAGAGAATATAAATAAGAATGATCGAGGTAACGTATTTATTTATTCAAATTATGTAAATTATGGTGGAACATCTTTATTACGTCAATTATTTTTAAACAATGGTTTTTTTGAATTTTCTAATAAAAATATGCCAGAAACTAAACATTACAAAAGTTTTACAGTTTTTGATGAAAGTACAAGTTTACGAGACAGAGAAAATTTCAAAAGAATATTTAACAATGAGGATAATAAAGATGGCAAGTATATAAGAATTATAATAGGTTCACCTATTCTTTCAGAAGGTATTACTTTGAAAGCTGTTAGACAGGTACATATATTGGAACCTTATTGGAATATGAGTAAGATAAATCAAATTATAGGTAGAGCAGTAAGAAATTATTCTCATCACGCCTTAGAACCACAAGAAAGAACAGTTGAAATCTATAAATACGTATCTGTTTTTTATAAAAATGGTGATCGTAATTTAAATAGTGTAGATGATTTAAGTAAATTCTTTATAGATAGAGAAAAATATATATTAACAGAAGAGAAAGACAGAAGTAATAAAATTATTGAAAGACAATTAAAAATAACAAGTTTTGATTGTTCATTGAATTTATTTAGAAATAAAATCGTTGATGGTATAGACGGATCACCAGAATGTGATTATACTAAATGTAATTACGAATGTGAACATAAACCTAAAAGTGAGAGAGTTGATAAGTCTACATATAAAATGTACTTGACATTTTTTAATCAATTTGATATCTATTATATATTAGAAACTTTGAAAATGATGTTTCAACAATCTTTTATATGGCATTTAGATGATATTCGACTATCAATTAAAAAATTAGAACCATTGATTTCCGAAGAAACAATTTATACAACACTCAACTATATAGTTGAAAACAAAGTATTTATGTTTGATATGTATGGAAGAGAAGGATTTATTATAAGAACTGGTGAGTATTATATATTTAACGACGCTGATATAGAAATAAATACATCTATCTATTCAAAGATATTAGATTTTTCTACAGATATTAATAAATATTCATTAGACGAATACGCAAATAATTTCTTAAACATAAATCTATTCCAATCTGATAAAATAAAAGATAAAGGTAAAATACCACCTGGTGAATTACAACCTGAAAAACCAAGTACATTAGATTTGTTATCTGAAGAACAATTAGAATACAATCGTCAAATCGAAGAAAATTATACAATATATGGTACCTATAGAATGAAAAAAACAAAGGAAGATCATTGGGATCATAAATATGGAAAACGTGACGAAAAGTTTAGAATATTAGATATACGAAATGCTGTTTCTAAACAAAAAGATCAAAGAAAAGATATCACTGGAAAAGCAGCAACTAGTTATGAAATACCAGAATTACGTTCTATTGCTAAAGCATTAGATATTGAAATAAATGGTACACATAATAAACCAGATCTTGTAAGAATGATTAAACGAGTATTGGAAAGTCAATCACGAATACTTAAATAAAATACAATTTAACATCAATTTATTTACAAAAATATTCATAAATTTTTTTAGATAATGCTTTTCCTATTTTCCTATTTTTACCTTGTATTTTGACTTCTGAAAAAAGATTTTCCCTTTGTGTATCTGTTTCTAACAAATTATATGTATCAATTAATTCTTTTATAGTTTGTATTGGATATGAAATAAGTGTATTAGCTATATTAATAGATATACCCGGAATAAGACAAAGTTGATAACTTAATTTATTATCCTTAATTTTATCAGAACGTTTTACTAATTTTATTGATGAAGTATTGATTTGATTCACTTTAAAATCACCATTTTTAAATTTTTTGTATAATAATAAAATCATATTAAAAGTGTCCTGTTTGTTTTCAGTTTGAATGGTTTTATATTCGTGTTTAAATAATAAGTTTAAAAGTGACCCATTAATAATAGTATTGGATAAGTTATTTTTAATATCTCTATCATTTTTAACGACGCTACCTTCTATCAGATAACATATTTTATTATTGTCGTTTATTGAATCTAATAAACGTTGTTTTTGCTCTCGAAACCTTCCATCTGTGATACTAGAACATAAATCTTTTATACTTTTTCTTTCAATAGCAAGTTGAATTGTATTATTATCATTAATGTCTTGTAATATTATATAGTCAGCTATTGGTAATGATGTTATTTTAAAAGTAATATCAATATTCATAATATTTGTTTGTATTATTTGATCATTCACAATTTCACAATATTCACTTAAACGTTTTATATAATCGTTTTCCCTATAGTCAACCAATAAAAACATTTGTTTATTATTTATTATAAAAAGTAATAAACAAAATGAAATACAACGAATGTAAATGTAAATATTTTATAAATGTAAATATTTTATAAATGTAAATGTATTTACTAGAATAAAAAATAAATGATACTACTATATATAAAAAATGGAATCGTCAAATAGTGATGTTAATATAATTTTAGCCAATATGATAAATTTATTTCACATAATCGTTATATTATTTGTTTTGTTTATTCCATTTTCAAATGTACCAATGTTACTATTATTACACATAGTTTTCAGTATGAGTTTATTGGTACATTGGTATAATAATAACAATCAATGTTCATTAACATTATTAGAATCGAAATTAAGAGGATTAGATGTAACAGAAAGTTTTACATATAAATTCATAGCTCCTTTATATGATGTATCTAAAACAGACTGGTCTAAAATTTGCTATTCCTTTACAATAGTATTAATGATCGTTTCAATATATAGATTGTATAATTCAAAACGATTAAAAGATGCATTTCGATGTTTTTCTGAGAAACGTAAAGAACAAGAATGGATATCAGGAACATTTTATGACAAATTAACGATTGTAAATAAATGCTTTATACAATTGTTTCTTATTTCTTAGAAACAACAATTGTTTCTTATTTCTTATTTCTTAATTGTTTCTTATTTCTTAGAAACGAATTTATTTGATAAATTTGTTTTATAACTTTGCGTAAATAAAACCTACTTTTTTTATTACAAACAGTTAATATGGATATAGATTTCTATTCACAATATATAAATATAAATTTTGATGAGATTCTTATGGAATCTAATAATCATCTAATTAATTCTCAAAATGTATATTTGGTATATAAACAACAATATTTTGACGAATCTTCCAAAAATTATGAACTTTTCAAAAAATACAAAACAGAACTAGAAAGATTACAAAAATCTGAAACGATAACATTGCCAAATAAATATTTATTTGTTTATAAAGATACACAAGTTATAGAACAAACGAAACAAAATTTAAAAAATGTAGTGTTATCTCAAGAAAAATTATTAAATAATTTTCATCATTACATTACTTTATTGAATACAAATCCAAATATGTTTGAAGTTAAGAAACAAACAAACGAGAAAAAAAGTTTTTTGTCCAAGTTATTTGTCAAGAATTAGTAATTACACGATATTTTACATTATTGTCGATAATACAGAGATGATTTGTTTTGATTTTTCTCTTTGTTGTTCAAGTTTGTGTTTATAATCATAACAAGAACGAATTTCAATTTTGATTTGTCGTAATTGATTTTCTAAATTTTGTAGAGAATTTTCGTGGTTTGAAAGTAATTTCTTAGTAGATGATAAAAATTTACTATGAAGATACATCATATCTTCTGTTTGGATTGTTTCGTCGCACATTGGACATTTTCTACTTTGCAAATATTCTGAATCAATTATTGGATAAGTGTAAATGTCTTGCAAACTAGTTTCTGTCAAACATTTA